GTAAAAGTGGGTCAATTATGTACATCAGGTGGTATTAGCGCATATTCTGAAGTTTTCCCATATTTCTTCCCAACCCCAACTCCGACACCAACACCAACAAATACACAAACGCCTACTAAAACTCCAACCAACACTCCAACTAAAACTCAAACCCCAACAACAACAACAACATTAACTGCAACTCCGACTCAGACTCAGACGCCAACTAAAACTCCTACTAACACTCCAACCAAAACACAAACACAAACTCCAACTAAAACTCAAACTCCAACAACAACAACAACATTAACTGCAACTCCGACGCAAACACAAACGCCTACTAAAACTCCTACACAAACACCTACTCGAACAAACACTCCAACGCCAACAACATCGTGTGGTGTTACATTAATTTCTACCACATATGTTTCAGGAACCACTTGGAATTATAATTTCACAACAGCAGGTTCTTGTGGAACACTTTTACCGGAATATTCGTCTGATAATATAACTTGGACTTTGGGTGGTGCAGGTGGTTGTACTTCACCTAGGTCGGCAATAACCGGTATTAATAGTGGAACAATATACTTTAGAATGACATTATTTTGTTCGTCTCTTACGGGAGTTTCAAATGTTATTACTTATGTGTTCCCATCACCAACACCTACACCTACAAGAACTCAAACACCAACACCAACAAAAACACCTACACCTACACCGACTGAAACACCACCTGGAGTAACTTGTGTATGTTATGAATTATATTGGTCTCCACCAGGTGGTCCTTTCTTTGGTTCAACAACTTTTGATTATATTGATTGTGAAGGGTTCCCTGCAAGTTCCTTTGCTAACAATATGGGTGATTCACCGAATATTTGTGCTAAAGAAAACACTATTTCATTTGGCGGTGGTGACAATTCAGGTGGTTGGCTTCCATCAATATATAATTGTTGCGCAACAAATATTACATTAGGATATAGAGTGTCAAATGCTGTATGTTCGTTACCTGGTTGGGCGTTAGTTAATCAATGTATAAATCGTTCCGCAATTTTAGGTTTATGTGACGCAACCGAATTATATGATGATGATATATCCGGTAATTGTACCTTCGCATTTGCAGCTGCGGGTTATTATAAAACCACTGATAACTTTAGTAGAAGATATTGGGATGGAACCGCATTTACGGGTGCTTGTTTTTCGTGTGGTTGTTTAGTTGTTAATACAGTAATAACATTATCTGATGGTTCAACTAAATTAATACAAGATGTTCAAGTTAACGACATACTTAAATCTATTGATGTTTCAGGAATGCCACAACCATCAAACGAATGGTACTCTTGGAGTAGTGACACTTTAAATTATGTAGAATCAACCTCTACAGTAATTAATTTTACAATATATGAATTTGATTCGGTTATTAATATTAATAACGATAAATTAATTGCGACTGATTCTCATAACCACGTTGTTAAACAAAATGGTGTTTGGTATATCAGAACAACATCTGATTTAAATGTTGGTGATGTATTATTAGATATTGACAATACTGAATTTGAAATCACATCATTAGTGACAATTACAGAATCAACAACAGTTTATAACGTTGATGTGAATAATAGTAATTTATATTTTGCGAATAATGTCTTAACTCACAATAAGTAAAACAGATACTTATTAGAACAAAGTAAACTATTTATATAAGGAAAATTATATTTAAATTTAGAATATGGAAAATAATGAAAATAATGATTTAACGGTTTGGCAAAGGTTATCAAGAGCCTTTGGACCAAACGCGTTATTAAATCAAGACTACCCAACATATAAGTTAGATAAGAAAGAGTTGTTAAAGACAACATCACAAGCGGAATATGAAAGAGAAAAATTACAAGCTCAACAAACATATTACCTATCTAACCAATGGACTAAGATTGAAAGTAATCTATACACTCAAGCAGTTTATTATGAACCAACTCGTTTGGCTTCATTTTACGATTATGAATCTATGGAATACACCCCTGAGATATCAGCGGCATTAGACATCTATGGTGAAGAATCAACAACTGTTGATGAGAATGGATATATGTTACAAATTTATTCTGAATCAAAAAGAATAAAATCTATACTAGCCGATTTATTCAATAACGTATTAGACGTTAATACGAATTTAACTATGTGGACAAGAAATACTTGTAAGTATGGTGATAACTTTGTTTATTTAAAATTAGATTCAGATAAAGGTATTGTTGGTTGTATGCAATTACCAAACATTGAAATAGAACGTTTGGAAAGAGGTATGGCAGCAAAATCTGCAACTATAGATGAACCTGCAGAACACAAAGGATTAAGATTTAAGTGGAAGGCAAAAGATATGGAGTTTAACTCTTGGGAAGTTGCCCACTTCCGTTTATTAGGTGACGATAGAAAACTTCCATACGGAACGTCAATGTTAGAAAAAGCAAGACGTATTTGGAAACAATTATTATTATCGGAAGATGCGATGTTAATTTATAGAACTTCAAGAGCACCGGAAAGACGTGTGTTCAAAGTATTCGTTGGTAATATGGATGATAAAGATGTTGAGGCTTACGTACAACGTGTTGCAAACAAATTTAAACGTGACCAAGTTGTTGATGCTAAAACAGGTAATGTCGATATGAGATTCAACCAAATGGCTGTTGACCAAGATTACTTTATTCCTGTTAGAGACCCAGCGGCGGCATCACCAATTGATACGTTACCGGGAGCAACAAACTTATCTGAAATTGCCGATATAGAATATATCCAAAAGAAATTATTAACCGCTCTTCGTGTTCCTAAAGCATTTTTAGGATTTGAAGAAACTGCCGGTGATGGTAAGAATTTATCATTACAGGATATTCGTTTTGCAAGAACAATCAATAAGATTCAAAAATCAATGATTGCCGAATTAAATAAAATTGCAATCATTCATTTATTCTTATTAGGGTTTGAAGATGAGTTATCTAACTTTACGTTAGGACTAACCAATCCATCATCCCAAGCAGATTTATTAAAGAATGACCTTTGGAAAGAAAAAATTGCATTATACCAACAAGCCGTTGCGGCAATTGCGGGTATTGCTCCGGTATCTGTATCGTGGGCTAAGAAACATATTTTAGGATTCTCTGATGAGGAAATCAAACTTGATTTACAACAACAAAGAATTGAGATGGCTGTCGGAGCTGAATTAACAAATACGGCAACTATCATAACACATACAGGTATCTTCGATAATATCGATAAATTATATGGTAACCCTGCATCCGGAGCAACTGCCGGTGGTGCGGCACCATCATCCCCACCACCACCGGGAGGTGGAGGAGGTTTCGGCGGAGGTGGAGACTTAGGTGGAGGAATGGAAGATTTAGGTGGACCTGAACCAGGACCTGAACCGGGTGGACCTGAACCGGGTGGAGCCCCTGAGGCGGCAGCTCCCGAAGCAGAAGTAACTCCTGAATCATTTAATAGAGATAATTTAAAAATATTGGTAGAAAGAAGTAATATGACAGAAGATGATTCATACATTGATTTATCCAAAGGTGGAAACTCTTTAGGAGAAATTGAAGCTCAATTAGGTAAACTTCTAAAAGATTAGATATTTATAAATAAAAAAACTTATGAACTTCGGTATATTAAAAACAAAAATAGAAAGAGTGTTGTTAGAATCATACGCTAACGACACATTTAAAGACGAAATAAAAAATTTCAAAAAATATGTTTTAGAAAACAAAAACATAAGTAAATTATTTTATTTATACGATGAATTAAATTCTCCAAAAGCATTAAGTGAATCTTACGCCAGAGAGTTTATTAACGAAAGTATTAAAATGTATGAGAACACAATCAATAAAATCAAGCAATCTGATTTAAATAAAATAAAATCTTGGGTTGGTAATAAACAGATAGAGAATCAATATGAGACTATCGATACGTTGTTTTCTTCAGATATATTAACGATTGAATCTAAAATTAAATGTAGAAACATTCTGTCAGAATCTCTTAGAAAATTACCGGTGGTGAAAACAGAAGGGATTGATTTACCGTTAACAACAATGGTAAGTGTTGCAAACAAAACTATTAAAAGTTATATTGATGGTTTAACTGAATCTGACAAAAAAGAATTAATGTCTTTATTGTCTGAAGATGATTCAACATTGAATGAAAAATACGTTACACTTAAAGAAGGTGTAGTTACGAAACTAACGGAAATGAAGAATGCTAGCACTGATTCAACAATGCAAATAAGAATTGAGGATACTATCTCAAAAGTAATTTCTGAAAAATACGACAAACTTACGTACTTCAAACTTAAAAACCTTAAAGAAAATCTTTAATTATCGTCTGATTTAAATTTTTTCTGAACATACTTAGCTTTTGAAAGACCATCACGTTTAATTACTGATGGTTTTTTAAATTCTTTTCGTTTTGATAATTCAGAGCTTTGACGGGTTTTAATTACTTTACTTTTATAGAGTTTTAGAGCTTTCTCAATCGTAATGTGATTATTTAATTTTACTATTAGCATATACTACATATATCTCCCTCCTACAAAAAAGTTTTGACATTACCCATAAAAACACCTATTATTTTTAAAAATAAACAGGAAAATATGAAAATTAATGAAAAAGGGAAAAACTTCTCTACTACACGGGTTCAAAACAGCGAAGATTGTTTATGGAACGGTAGACTCAATCAAACTTAAATCACTTTACTTAAACATCCAAACTTGGGTTGAACCAATATACGAATGTGATAATTGGACAAGAACAGTTCTTAACCTAAGTAGGAGTATTAAACACTCAATCTACGAGTCAATAAACAAAGATATATTCAACGACAAATTTATTGTAGACTTAGATTTAAGGTCCAGCGGACTCAATCTAAACAAAAAATCGTTTATGAACCTTGAAATAAATTTTTATTTAATACAAGAAGATTTGGATTTCAAATGTAACGAAATAAAAGAATCATTACAACAAATAACAAAACAAATTTTTAAAGATAATTTTTTAGATAATGAAAATTTTAACTTTTATCTAACCAAAAACAGTAAAATCACAGAAGAATTGTTACAAACCGAGAATGTTTAATATTTATAAATAAAACATTCAAAATGAATTTAAGAATATTACAACCAAGTGAATCAGGGAAAGGTATATTAGTTGAATACGATGCTGGGTATATTAACCCAAATGATAATCGTAACGAAACATTAATTAGAGAATCTAGCGAAACTCTTGACCACACTAAACCAATTGAGTTTTATGCCGTATTACAAAAATATGATACCCCTAATAGAAATGGTAGATTATATCCTGAACGTATATTAAAAAGAGAGGCGGAGAATTATAAAAAAATGATTAAAAAGGGAACAGCCCTATCCGAGTTAAATCACCCGGAATCATCTTTAATCGATTTAGATAGAGTTTCTCACGCAATCACCGAAGTATGGTGGGAAGGTAATGTCCTAATGGGTAAAATAAAACTACTTACATCACCGGGATATCACGAAAGTGGTATTTGTTCAACCAAAGGTGACTTAGCAGCTAACTACCTAAGACAAGGAGTTACATTAGGTATCTCATCAAGAGGTGTAGGTTCCCTTAAAAAGATTGGTGAACAAAATGAAGTTCAAGACGATTTTGAATTAATCTGTTTTGATTTAGTATCATCACCATCAACCCCGGGAGCGTATCTATTCTTAAATAAAGAGGATAAACAACTATACGATGAGAACTTAGAAGAAGAGAAAAAAATGAGTGTTGAGAGACACGTTGGTGATTCCGGAAATAAATCGCTTGACTTAATGAAAAAATTAAACGATTATTTGGGTTACTAATAAAAAAAAACAAAATGGAAGAAAAGTATTTTATCGCAAAAGTTACCTTGGACTCAGTTGATGAGGCATCAGGTAAGATTAAAAAATTAAGAGAAGAAAAATTAGTAAGTGGTTACAACCCTACTGATGTTGAGGCGAAAGTTACCAAAGTTTTTGAACATTATACAATGGAGTGGAGAATTACCGCTATTGTAGAAAGTAAAATTGATGAAGTAATTGAGTAGTTAAATTTTTAATTATTAAGTAAAAGAGGACATATAGTCCTCTTTTTTTATGCTTTTTATTTTTTGGAGATATTTATCAATGTATAAAAACCTAACTCAATTTAAGTAAATTTTAAACTTTTTTTGAATTAGGAGATATTTATATATTAAAATAACAACAAAACGAAATGGCAAAAGAAAAATCTTTAGTTGAAGAGGCTATCATCCAAATGAAAAACTTGGAAGAAGCGGTAGCTGAAAATGCAAAAGGAATACTTGCTTCTACAATGAAACAAGAAATCAAAGACCTAGTAAAAGAATCTCTAACTGAACAAGACGAGATTAACCCTGATGACGTTGAAGTGGATGAACCTATGGGTTCTGATGATATTGCCGATATTGATATGGGTGATGATTCAGATGAAGAAGGTGATGAAATGGATACTGATGATACTGATGACGAAGAAGATATGGACTTTGGTGACGAAGAAGATATGGACGACGAGGAAGACACTATTGACTTAACTGACGCAGACGATGAAGAAGTACTTAGAGTATTTCAACTTATGGGTCCGGATGACAACATTGTCGTAACAAAAGACGACAAAGGAAACACTCACCTTAAAGATGAGGAAACCGGTAAAGAGTATATGATTGTTGGTGAAAGTGAAGAAGAAGAATTTGAAATGTCTGAAGAATGGGACGAAGAACTTGAAGAAGATGAGATGGGTGACGAATCTATTGAATCAATCGTTGAGAGAATGTTCGGTTCTGATGATGAAGACGAAGACGAAGTGGAATTTGATTTTGAAGAGTTTGACGAATCTGATGATATGGACGATGAAGAAATCGTTTATGAAATCGAAATGGATGAAGAAGACGAAGAAGAATTAGGTGAAGAAGAAATGGATGATGAATCTATTACTGAAGCTAAAATGTCTATCAAACCAAAAGGTGTTGGGATGGGTAATCAATCAAAATTTAAATTTAACAAATCACCTAATCAAGGAACAGGATTTAAAACTAAAATGAAAGAGGCTCCAAAATCTGTAGGAACAGGTAAAGCGAAATTCGAGTATAAAGAAGGTGAAAATTCAGGAACTAAATTAGGAACAAACAAAGTTGTTAAGAAAACTGAAACAAAAGAAGGTTCAACTAGAAAACCAATGGTTAAAAAAGTTGAAGGTAAAAAAGAAGAGACAAAAGAGGCTGTAAGAACTTTAGGTTCAGGGTCTAACTTTAGAAAAGGTGGTTTACCAAAACCAAGAGCTCATTCAAGTTTTAATACCGCTATCAAAGAAAGTAATACTAATTCAGAGTTACAAGTTCTTAGAGAAAAAAACGAAGAATACAGAAAAGCACTTAATGTTTTCAGAAGTAAATTAAACGAGGTTGCAATCTTCAATTCAAACTTGGCTTACGCTACACGTTTGTTCACTGAACATTCAACATCAAAACAAGAAAAAATTAACATTTTAAGAAGATTTGATGGTGTTGAAACTATCAAAGAATCTAAAAATCTATATCAGGTCGTTAAAAATGAATTATCCTCAGGAACTAAAACTCAAACTATGAACGAGTCAATTGAAAGAACAATCGCAAAATCACCTTCTACAGGAGCGGTTAACTTACTTGAATCAAAAACATATGAGAATCCACAGTTCTTAAGAATGAAAGATTTAATGGCAAAAATAAAATAAAAATAAATTAAAATTAATAAAAACCAAAAAAAATGGGAGCATTATTAGAATCAGGATTAGTTGGTAACATCGGGTTAAAACACCTTAAAGTTATCAAAGAAGACACAATCAACAAATGGGATAAATTAGGATTCCTAGAAGGTCTTAAAGGACACATGAGAGAAAACGTAGCTCAGTTATATGAGAACCAAGCGTCTTTCTTAATAAACGAAGCTACAG